CGACGCACAAGATAATCTGCGGAAATTCTTGGAGGGAGGCCGGCGCACTCGCTTCGTCCCCAAGCATGTTGTACCGGAGCCTGGTACAAGGTTCGGCGAGCTTACCGTGGTCGGGATCGACACCGGCCGCCGCGTGGTCGTCCAGTGTTCTTGCGGCGCTCCGCAACATTGGGTTCCGATCGTCAATCTCCTTAAAGGGAAGAGCAAAGGCTGTCGCTCGTGCGGCCAGCGCGCGTCTGGAAACGCTCGTAAAGCCTACCACGGGTATGCTGACGTCGTTCCGGACGAAGGCCATCGGCGCCGCCTTCTCAACCGGATATCCGCTTGTCTCACTCGCTGCCGCCCGGGCAACACCACGAAAGGGGCGGCAAATTACGCCGCGCGGGGGATTCACGTTCACTCCGAGTGGCGGGAAGGGGTCGTTGGGCGGCGGAAGTTCCTCGCCCATTTGGTCACGCTGGCGGGTTGGGACGAACCGGCTCTTGAGCTGGACCGGATTGGGACCGACGGCCACTACGAACCCGGGAACCTCCGGTTCGTCACCAAGCGACAGAACACGCTCAACAAGCGGTCTGTCCAAGAAATGCAACGCCGAATCGACAACCTTGAGCGACGTCTACGACATTGCGTATGCGGGGCCGCGCAATCGGTTCACGATCAAGACGAGTAACGGGCATTTGATCGTCCATAATTGCGGGTTCGGCGGCTGGATTGGCGCCTGGCGCAACATGGAAGAGCAACAGGGCATTACGGACTCGCCCTTCAGCGACGATGACGTCAAGCGGATCATCCTGGCGTGGCGCGCAGCCTCCCCGGCTATCGTTGAGTTTTGGGGCGGACAGTCACGCGGCCGTCCGTGGGACCCGGACTTCCGGCGCGAGTATTACGGGTGCGAGGGCGCGGTGGTGCAGGCGATCTTGTCGCCCGGCCAGGTGTTCGACGTGCGCGGGATCAAGTTCCAAGTCCGCGACGGCCACCTGTTCATTCGCCTCTTGAGCGGGCGCGAGTTGACCTACCGCGACGTGACGGTGCGGCCGTCCACGAGGGAGTACGCCGCGCCCGGCGAGTTGGCGATCCACTACTGGACCAACAACACGAACCCGAAGTACGGGCGCACCGGTTGGATCGAAATGAACACCTTCGGCGCGCGGGTCGCCGAGAACATTGTCCAAGGCGTGGCCGCGGACATATTGCGCGCGGCGATCATCCGCCTTCGCGCGGCGGGATACGCCTGCGTGCTTCCGATCTATGACGAATTTGTCGGAGAGATCCCGATCGGGACGGGCTCAATTGAAGAAATGAACCGGCTCATGATGGTTCAAGAGCCTTGGTTCGCCGGATGGCCGGTCAAAGTAGGGTCGGACTCGTGGCGTGGCCGGCGCTTTCGCAAGGGCTAGTTGGCCGGCGCGCCCCGGTTGATCGTGACCGTTGCCGCCGGTCGGTTTTGAAGCCCTGCGATCTTAGCTTGCTCCAGGTCCCATATTGTGGAGGCCAGGACGGCAATAAGGGCTATGGCCCCCGTGACCACGCCGCCCACCGCCCACCGAGCCCAAGGGTGCCACCAGACGGGTGTAGCGGCGGCGGCGGACGCCTCGGCGACAGCACGGGCGTGACCGGCCGCTTCCCCCTCCGCCCGTATCCGGACGCGGGTCATTTCGTCGATCTGCGTCTGTAGGCTGGACGTTACATTGTCGATCTGCGCGCCCAGCTTCACGCCTAAGTCTGAGATCGCCGTGGTGAGCCGCGCGAACTGGTCCGCGTCGGACGCCGCGTGCTCAATTTGCAACTGTTCGACCCGCTCAACGCGTTTTGTGAGGCTAAGGGGCATTTCGACGACTCCAGGCATTAGCTAGTAATTCTCGTCGACGATGATGATGCCGCCGGTCGCGGTGGACCCACCAAGAACGCCGCCCGTCGCGAGGACCCCCGGCGCGCCGATGCTGTAGGCGTACGAGGCCGCGGGGCTCGATATCAGCTTCTCCACATAGCCGCCGCCTTGGCCCGAGCTGCCCGCTTGCGCGGCCGTCGTTTGGACGTAGCCGCCCCCTCCGCCCCCGCCGTACCCCGTGGCGGCCGTCCCGATGCCCCCGCCGCCTTGGCCCAGCGGGGAGTTGCCCCCTTGGGCGCCCGACGCCCAGTCGCTAAAGTGACCGGCGTTGGGCACGGCCCCCGCTCCGCCCGGCTGGACGTTGACGTCGCCGCCGCCGCTTGTGCCCCCCGCCACGCCGTCGCCACTAGAACCGCCCCCGGCGGTCAAGCTGCCAAAAGTCGTATCGCCCCCGGCGGTCGACGCGACGGTGATCGGGAACGAACCGTTGTAGGAGTTTTGCGCGCCGCCGCCGCCGCCCACCATGCGAATCGAAATGGATCGCACGCCCGCCGGGGTGAAGTACGTTCCGGATCCCGACGTTAGGACGGTGCGGGTCTTTGTGACGTGCGCCAACACCGGGGAGGCGTAGACCTGCGCGAATAGATCCACCCAGTTGGAGCCCCCCATGTCCGGGTTCGTGGCGTTGCCGTCGGCGGTATTGCGCCAGTACCCCCCGGCCGTCGTGCTGGCCACAACCGCGCCGGACGGATAGCCGCTAACCGCCGTCGCGAAGGTCGCATCGTACGGATAGATCATGCCCGCCTGGGCGTACTGGATCGCGCCGGTGGACCAGTTGAGAATCCCGTTGAAGTCCTTGCCTGACGGGGGAATGCCGCCCGCCGCGATGGCCGCAAAATTGAGCGGCGGGAAGCCATCATAGAGGGACGCCGCGCCCGGCGTGATCAAGATTTGCGATGCCTTGGGGATTGTCCGGATGTACGAGCCCCCCGCGTTGTTGGCGAAGGGCAACGGAAGCTTGACCGGGGCGCCCGAGGCGTTCAGGGCGTGCGCGGGCGCGGCGCACAGGGCGAGCGCGCAGAGGGCAAAGACAAGCTTGAGTGAGCGGATCATGGGTGCACCACGGTTGCGGCCACGCCTGGCGGCCGGGGCAAGACGCCCGATTGAGCGACGATCGCGAGTTGAACCGGCGATAGCGGGAAGGTGAACGTATAAGTCATCGTCTCGTTGAGCCCGTCCGTGCAATAACAGTCGCCCATGCCAGGGAAGAGCTTAAGCATGATTTGGGTGATCGAAGGAACCGACCCGTCTGTAATATTTGCGAGGGCCTTGGCGTAGAGCAAGATCCGATAGTCCGCGTCCACCAGCGCGTAGTTGGAAGTTGTCGGCTGGCCATCGTAGAAGGCGCCTTGACCAAAGGGCTCCGCGTCCGAGGCTTCCCCGAACCCAAAGTATTGACCGGTCGACACGTTCAGGGTGCGGCCCACGCCCAGGATTCGCCCCCAGACGTCCAGGCCGTAGCCCACCGCCGTGTCGATATTCCAGATTAGATTGTAGAAGTTATCGAAGTCCACGCAGGGGTTGAAATAGTCGTCCATGTTGGCGATTAGTTGCGGGATGACCGGATCGCCCGCGTATTGCGACAGAATAGTTTTGGCGACGTCGAACGCCATTAGACGAGCGCCAGCGTGATGTTGGGCGCGGTGAGCGCAGGAATCTGGTTAATGTTGATCGTCGCCTTACCCGCGGTCGGGCGCACGCCCACCATGGCTTCCGAAGCGACGGTTTGCGAATTGTTGATCACCCAAGGCCCCGTGCCCGAAACGATTTGCGTCCCGTCGACCACGCCCACGCCTTGAATCGTGTCGCCGATCGCGAGCGACCCGGTGGCGACTGTGGCCGTCAAAGTCGTTCCGCTGATAGACGCGCCGGTGAGCGTAGCGCTCGGGCTGTTGGACGTGCCCAGAAGGATCTCCGCCAGCTCCGCCCATGCGCCCAACGCCGCCACCGCCGCGTAATAGCGGCCGGAGTACTGCGTGCTTCCGATCTTGGGCGACGGGCCGCCGTCTCCGCCGCTGAAGGCGTTCAGGATCGCGGCTTGGATGAGCGCCGCGGCATTGCTCGGGACGTTCGACGAGTTGAGTATTTGGACCGTCATGACGAGCGGAAGCGTGGCCGCCTCGTTGAATGTCACCACGTAGGCGGGGGGCACGGCTAGGCCGGACAACGTGTCGTAAATGGTCACGCTGGTGTTGCCCGCGAAGTATGGACAGCCGGGCGACTTCTTTTTCCAGATTGCTTGCGCAACCGACGTCGTGTTGCCGCCCGCCACGCAGACATATAGCACGCCGGCCGGAAGCGTGACGCCGCCGACAGTGACCGGAGCGCCCGTTGAGTTGTCGGTCACGTAGCAGTCTTGCACGCCCGGGACAGAGAGCACGCTGCCCCGGATCGCGGGGAGGGTTCCATTGGCGTTGGCCGCCACGGTCGCCTCGCGCCGTTGTTCGAACTCGGTCGCCGTCTCCACGTTCGACCCGATCACGCCGTCCAGCGGGTTGTTGACCGACTCCCAGCCGGTCACTTGCTGATAGAGCTGGTTCAGCGTCGTGGCCGCGCAAGGGACCGGACCCGTGACCGTGTTCGCGAACTGCAGCGAGATCGTCCCGCCGATAGGGATGGTTCCGCCACTCACGCACGAGTAGACGTTGCCGTCCGTGTCGCGCGCCAGGGCGCCGGCGGGGATCACTGTTCCGGCCAGCCCGACGCAATCGCAGAATACGGTGGTGGGCTGCGCGGGGTTGCGCGTGAGGAAATAGATACGGGCGATCCCGTCTTGCATCCGGCCGCTTGAGGTCGCCGGGTCCACGCCTGCAACGTAGGTCAGGACGTCGGCGTTTTTGTTTTCAATCTCCGCCGTCTCCGCCACGCAGAGCTGCCCCTGCGGCGTGGTCTCGTCCATGTTCATGTCGCCGCCTAGCGCGGCATTCCAGTCGGCTATGACCCCCGCCAGAATGTCCGCCGTCGCGGGCGCCAGGGGGCCGGACGGGCCCCATGTAATTTGCGGAACGCTGCTAGAACCCGGCAATGACGGACCCCCCGTTGCAGATGATCTGACCCGTCAACATGCGGTTAGTGAAGCCGGAGAAGTAGCATACCGCCGAATCAACGCCCGGGACTAGGAGGGCCGCACCGAGGTACTGGGCTTTGAGCACGGGGAGCGGCGGGGCTTGGCCCAAGATCATGTCCAGATAGTGAACGCCGCGCGCGGTGTCATAGTAGCATTCGCCTTGGAAGGTGCGGGCGGAGCTCGCCACGTCCTGCGCGATTGAGTAGGGGTCCGACGCGATGGCCAGGTTGCGGTTGGCGTCCAGGCAAAGCCCCCAGCGGGTTTGGTCGAGAAGAAGGGTCCTCACGTCGCCTTCACCTTACTTGACCCGCCGGTGATCACGCCGCCGGCCACGGTGTCGCCAATGCGCGCAACGCCCGCGCCGCCCGTCCCGCCCAGGTCGACCTCGGGGCTGTTCACCACGGCCTTGGTGGCGGCGTTCACGATCACTTGCGGGGCCTCCACGGTCACGAGGGTGCTGTCCACGATGGAAATGCCCGAATCGGCCAGCCGAATGTACCGCGTAACCGCCTCGCCCGCGAAGCCGCCCAGATAGAAGCCGTCCGCCCAGTCGAACCGTCGGCGCGAGCCGGGTGGGGAGGGCGTCTTGGTCTTGAGCGCAACCGAGCTGTCATGGCTCGCAAACACGGCTAGACCCACGTCGCCCACGGCCGGGTCAATGATGATCGCCGTCGCCCCACGCTGCAGCCGGAAGACGGGCACGCTGTAGAGCGTCCCGTGCTCTTGCACGCCGCCCTGTCCGTCGATCTGATGCACCATGGGCTGCACGTCGACCGTGGGGGGCCCGGCCAGGTCGCCGCCGTTGACAGCTTTGACTTGCACGAGCGAGGCGGTGCAGCGGCGATTGATCAGCCGCGTGATCACGAACCACAGTTCGGCGAACTCGTCTTGCGCGTCAAAGAGCCCAAGGGCGCCTTCGTATCCGGACGTGTCGCTCATGGCGTCACCAGGGGCGGCCGATAGGCGCGGATCGAAGCGTCCCATTTGCCGCCGATCACTTGGGACTCAAGCTCCAAGAGCATGGCCACGATCGAATAGCTGCCCTGCGCGGCGGTGATGGACGTTGTGAGGTTGAACTTGCCGTTGACGCGGAAGCTCGGGTTGTAGAGCGCCTTGAGCGACACGAAGCCCGACCCGGCGAAGCTCGGGTAGTCCAGAAGGCCCGTCTCGGGCGAGAGGTCCACAACCGTTGCGGAGTTGCGCGGCTGACCCTTCGGCCAGATCGCCAGCACGTTCCCGTCGATCGTGAAGTCAAAATAACCTTGCTCTTTGAGGCGGCGGAGCTGGTCGAGCGCGGTGCCGGCGAAGTAGGGCGTGGACAGTTGGCCGCTCACGCCGTTGTTCTCAAGGGTGCAGCCGGGCGTAAGCTGCGCGGCCATGGCTTGCGCGACCGTCGCAATGTCCGCTTGCCCGAGGTACGAGAGGGGCGGGATAGGCTTGGCGGCGCTCACGAGGCCGACGTTGGCCACGAAGTTCATGCACGATTGCGGGCTGTCGCTGAAGTCCTGATAGGCCTCTTGGATCACGCCCGAGAACACCAGCGCCTTAGCGCTCGCATCGCCCGCCTGCAGCGTGATGATGTTCACGCGGTCGAAGTTGGGCGGGCGGCCAAGGGTGGAAAGCAGGTTCATCTGCGATGGCGTCATGCCCCAAACGCGGCAAGACGATAGCTTGTCTAGGGTCGGGTCGCCGCCCTTGGTCAATGCGACCGAGACACGAAGCCCGGTCAAGGTCTCAGTATTGAAGCCGCTCGCGCCAAAGTCGCCCTTCCCGAGCTGAATCGTGACGTCGATCTCTTTTTCGCTGAACGTCGTCACCCGAGCACCGCCCCGCTATCGAGCAAGCTGTCGTCCAGATAGAAGAGCGCGGGCGTGTAGGTGAACGACTCAAAGGACGCGACCTCTGCCGGCGTCAGGTAGACGAGCAAAAATTGAGCGCCCAGGCCAGTGTACGTCGGATCCTCGCCTTCGTAGTTCGGGGGCGTGGCCAGGGTGTCGAAGAAGGCTAGGTCGCCCGTGAAGCCCCAATAGGCGTCCCGCACGAGCAAGTGCCTGTCTTGGGCGATCATGCCCGCCTTCAGGATCGCGTTGTTCAGATAGATGTCGACGAATAGCCCCGTCGTCAGGGTGCGGACGTGGAGCTGCACCGGCTGGCCGGCGAGGTTGCAGGACACCACTTGATTCGGGACGGCTTGGAGCGGGATGACCAGCATTAGTTCACGCCCCCCATAATGCCCGCGCCTTGCGCCTGCGTGGGCGCCTGCGGCTGCACCGCGCCGCCGTTGACGGGTGCCGCGCTCCCCGGGCTCGCCGTATTGCTGAAGGCCACCGCGCCGGACTGGCGGACTTCCTCAAGGCGAATGTCGACGTCCAGCATTCCCGCGCCGTGCATCTGCGCTCGGCCGTAGTCGTACTTGACGATATTCAGGTTCTTTATGGACCCTTCCGGCTGCACAACCGTGAAGAGCGTCGTGGACTCAATGTAGCTGTCCAAGAGCAATAGGAGCGCCTGGCGCTTGTAGAGTGGGCCGCCGGTCGCCGTGCGGACCGTGCAGTTGCGGGGCACGGCCACGCGGTTGTAACTGACGAAGCCGCCCAGTTCGACAGTCGCGTCCGATATCCGGAACTCGCGGGAAGACGAGAGGCCCAAAGTCGTGTCCGTCAAGCCCAGAAAGATCGGGACGAACCCGCTGGCGTCGTAAATGCCCCAAGTGGGCGCGACGTTCTGCAGCAAGAGCCCGATCACGCTTGCGGCGTCCTGCGTCAAGGCGACAGAGAAGGCGTTGTTCACAACCGCGCCCGGGGCTCGCAACAGTTGCGGGACGCCCGGCAGGGCCGGGACGTTCGGGAAGGCGGGAAGGGGAATGTTGGGGAGCGGCATTATTCAAGCCCCGTGTTGGCTTGCCGCGCTACTTCGCTAGAGAACGCCTTGGCGATCCCCTTGGCGTCCGTCGCCTGCGTGTTCACGGTGATCGGGCCGGTGATGTTCACGGTCTTGCCCCCGCCGCCTCCGCCTTGGCTGTTGAGCCAACGGGTTCCGCGTTGAACGTCGCCGGCCACGCCGCCCTTCGCGCGCATGAACTTGTCAGAGTAGGCGAAGAGCGCGTCCTTCGCGTTGTGCGTACCCAGCACCGCCGCGCCGCCCGGGTCGCCCCCGAAAAGCTCGCTGATAAAGAAGTCGGCCTGCTGTTCGAAGCTGGTGTTGTTCCCGTACTTCGCTTTAAACGCCTTCATGCGCGGACCAAGCAACTGTTCGATCCCAAACGCCCGGTGTCCCGTGCTGGGGATAACCGGCCCTTTCGCGTTCGGATTCAATTTGCTTTCCGCGTACATGCCCGCGACAATCCCCATGGCCACGTCGTCAGGAACGCCCTTGCTCTTCAGGAGCGCGAGCAAGTACGCCTTGCGCCCTTCCGTCGTGTCCGTCCCGCCGTGTGCGCCAAACGCCCCCATGCCTGACTTGGCGCGGGCGTTGGCCAGGGCCGCGGCCTCGCCCACGTTGGCCTGCGTCGGGTGCAAGAGTTCGTAGGCGAAGGCCGCCGCCGGGGCGACCACGCCGCCCACCGTGAGCGCACCGGCCCCGAGGGCTCCGCCACCAGCCGAGGCCGCGCCCCCGCCGGCCGCCGCCGCACCGCCGCCACTCAGGAGGCGTAGGACTGCCCCGGCCGTCGTGAAGGTCTTCAGCGCCGTGAAGGCCGCGACCAGCGCTAGGACGTCCTTGGTTATCTCGGGAAAGGCGGTCAGCCCTTTGGTCACGCAGTCCAGCACCGTCGTGAGCCCGGGCGCCAAGTCCTCTAGGAGCGCCTGGCCGTCCTGCGTGATCGCCTGGCGCATTTCGAGGAAGGACGCCTGCAGCTTCGTGATGTTCTTTATGTCGGCGTCGGTGGGGACGCCGTTCTTATAGCTTTGCGCCATGCCCGCGTCGAAGCCCGCGCCGCCCTTGAGCGCTTGGGCGATCGACACTTCGTCCAGCCCGAGGGCGTGACCTTCGAAGGCGACGTACGTGGCGTCCTTTTGCTTGGCGGCCCATTCCGCGTATTTGCGATAGGTTCCGAAGGCGTCTTCGTTCGCGCTCGCGCCGATCCGGTTGAGCGCGGGGAGCATGGCCGTGTTGCCCGTCACGCGCCATTCTTCCATGGCCTGGGCGAGCCCTTGAATGCTGGCCGTCGCCAACTCTGCGGAGCCCCCGCTGCGCACGATGTACTGTTGAAAGGCGGCCAGGCCCGAGACGTTCACGCCCGCCAGTTGCGCCGCGCGCCCCGTGGCGGCCAGGCTGGTGACGGTGGACGCCGCCCACTTCTCCAAGCCGCCGGCGCCCACCACAACCGCGAAGAGCCCGAGGGCTTCCTTCTTGATCGTGGAGAAGAATTCAGCGCCCTTTTTGCCCTGCTCTTGGAGCTCTTTGGCGGTGTCCTGCGCGTTGGTGCGGAACTTAAGCAAGTCGGCCGCCGCGGCCTTGCGCCCCTTGCTGTAGTCGGAAGGGTCTAGGCCAAGCGTGACTATTAGGGAGTCAATGACCGTCGCGTCAGCCATCGGGATTGTCCTTTTCCCGAGCTATGCGGCGGTTGATGGCGTCCACTTCAGCGATCTCCAAGAGCTTGTATGCGTCTTCGAGACCATAAACCGACTGTAGTTCGGCTAGAGTGGCAAGTCCGCTTGAGACGATTGTTCCGATGATTCCAGAGACGTTAGCGTAGTCGATAAAGCCATATCCATCAAGGTCTGCAGCGCCGACGTCCCGGTCAATAGGGCGCCGGCTATCGAAAAACCCGTACAGAGTTCAAAGACCTTATCTCGCAAAAATATGCGGGTTGAGGCCTCTTCGATATCGTCCGATGCCGGTAGGAGCTTGCGGCGAAGCGGATCGCCGCCTTCGGCGCGCAGCTCGGGCGACTGCCATTGCACGCAGTCCATCATTTCCGTCAGAAGCGGGTGGACCTCTATCCAAGGCGCGGAGAAGAGCGCCTTGAGCCCGACCATGGTGAGGCCCGCCATGCCGCTCGCGATGATCTCGGGGGGAATGTCCACGCCGGAACGCGTCATGGCGCCGAACGCACGGAACGCCCAGGATTCTTGCTGTTCGGCCGCCATTTCGGTGAGGAAGAACGTCTTGCCTTGGTCGCGGCCTTCCGAAACCACGGTCACTTCCCGGGTCTTGCGCATATTACGCAGCGGCCGGCGTGACCGACTCCCAAGTGACCGTGAAGCGGCGGGGCTTCATGACCTTGCCGGCGGACGGCATACGCGGAACGCTGGTCAGGTAGCCATTGACCGCGCTGTAGGTCTTGCCGACGCCGGGGAAGGTGTAGTTGGCGGACAGTTGGATAGGCGCGCGACCGCTCACTTGCTGCGCGTCAATCTGTTCGAAGAGGTCGATTGACGGGCTGTTGGCCTGCAGCGTGAACGTGACCTTGACCATGGCCGGGGTGTACCCGGCCGACAACTGGCCATCGACGCCCATTTGCGTTTCGACCGTCTCCGAAGAGTCGGTGTCCGCGATATCGTCCGTTGAGAACCCTTGGAGCTGCACGCCGCTGAAGAGGCCGGCGGCGGACAGCGTGATAACTGCGTCCGAAGAGTTGATCGTGCGCTTGTTGGCCATTGGAAACCCTATTGGACGTTAAGGCTGTTGAGCGCGACCTTCTGCACGGACTGGCCGTCCATGTACCAGAGGGTGCAGGGGAAGGAGCCGCGCGCGGTGCGCACCGTGGGCGAGGCGTCTTGGATCTGAAGATACCAGCCGCGCGCCTGCAGCGTCGTTGAGATCGTCACGCCGGCCGCGTTGTCGACGTTGGACGCTTGCGAGGCCGACAGCGTGACCCCGGCGCGGATGATCCCGGCGTTGAGCGCGGCGGCGATCGGGCCATCGCACCAAGAGCGCTGAATGCTCTTGCCCTGCGCGTTGTACGGGAGGCTGCGCACGGTGGTGAGGCCGTTGATGATCGACGCTTGAAGCTGACTGTTGAGGATGATCTGCCCGAGGAAGCTATCAAGCCAGAGGTACGATCCGGAGATCGTGCCCTCGCGCAAGTAGGTGTAGCTGCCGCTCATGGCGGCGATGTAGTTGTAACCGCTGGCCTCCAAGTATCCCGCGACGGTCGGGTCCGACACGCCCGCCAGGAGACCGGCTTGCGTGCGGAACTTGGCGGTCGCCCGGCCGTTCGTCGCATTCCAGTTGATCGACGCGGCGTAGCCCAGGACGAAGGGCGCCCCGTACAGTTCGGACGGTTGCCACAAGGGCACGGACCCGCTGTAGCCGGCGGTCTTGATCTGGTAGCCGATGGACGTGACGTCGCCCGACTGAGTGGGCGTGGTGCTCTCGTCCCAAGGCACGTAGAACACCGAGTAGTTTTGCGCGCTGGTCCACGCGGCGAAGGCGACGGCTTCCGAGGTCGACGGCACCCAGTTGGTCGTGAAGCCCGCCCAGGAGTTGTTGGTGGCCAGGAGCGTGGTCATAAACGCACCCGGGACTGCCGCCGCCGCGCCGGCCGACGTGACGGCCCCGGTCGCAGCGGTGAGGCTTAGGGCGGTCGCGAAGGCGGACGTTGTAACCACGACAGACGAAGAGCCGCCCGTGCTGCCGCTGGTGATGACGAAAGCGGACAGCACCGCGTCCCATGCACACGTGGCCGCGGAGGTCGCCGTGGTGAGGGCGGCGGAAATGATAGCCGCGGCGTTGCTGAAGCTGGTGGCGGCGGACAGGTTGATCGAAGCGGTGGTCTTCGGCGATCCACCGTCCGTCGTGACCGTGAGCGTTCCGGCGGCGACCGCTTGCAGTTGCGCCAGGGTCATGGCCGCAAGCGAGGCGCTGCGCACGTAGCCGGCCACGGCCGCCTCGGGATACTGCGCGAAGTAGAGCGTGGAGGGGAGAATCTGGCTGTTCGTGAAGCCGCCGAAGTAGACCAGCGCGTAGTTGTATTCGGTCGACGTCAGCCCGAAATATGCGCCCACCGCCAGCGCGCTCGGGAACGCGGGAACCTGGCCGATCGGGGGCCGGGTGGACTGCGTGAGCACCAAGCCGTTCAGGGTCGCGCCAGCGCCCCCGGTCGGCACAACGCCAGGAATGATGTTGACGTCCTGGCTGATAGGGATGGTCATGCTTCAGCGCCTCAAGGGGGATAGGTCGAATCGACGTCAATGAGTCCGACCGAGAGGGTATCGGCGAACTGTTGGGTTGTCGATATGGTGAAGTCTCCCTCAAAGGAGACGGTCAGCTTCCATCGGTTCTCATACTGTTGTTCGCCGTTGATCATCGGCATTTGAACGCCCTCGTCACCATAAAGCGGCGTGAGCGGAAGGTCTAAGCCTTGGAAATAGTCATAAGCGTACCCGCTACGGAATAGCGCCTTGATCAACCGGCAGTTATCGCCCGCGTTCGGGCCGTATATATCTAGCTGCACGTCAAGCTGTTCTGAGTCCGTATGGTTAAGG